CTTGCTTCTAGTTCAGTTGGATGTAAACTTAAGTGATCTCCGTCAACATATCTAATGTAATAAAAACTGTCATTAGCTAGTCCAGTAGCCGGAGTTCCAGTAGTGTTATATCTAATCTTTAAACCATCGCTGCCTGCATTAAATCCATGACCGACAATTTTTGCAAGGCCTGGACCAAATGCACTAATAGTTTCCCATCCGACTAATGTATATGTCGATTCTGGAGTTAACGGTTCTGACCTTGCACGTTGAGGTTTTCCTACTCCGTTAAGAGATTTTTGCTGATATCTTCTATCATTATATCCTTTATCTGTAACAAAGTCGTCTTCTAGAATCGCAGTGCTGCCTTCTAGATTATGCACAGTATTGAATTGATTTATAACTGCTGTGCTAGGATCGGCAACTTTAGCAATTGCAAAATTATTGCCAAATAATGAAGCACCGAGACTTGGACTAATGTCTGAGTTTAATTCTGAAGAAGTGCTTTCAACGGTTACAGTTGTATCGGTTTGAGTGATTCCGATGCCATCGCCTGCTACTAGAGTTTTTGCCAGTACATTATCGCCTGCATTATTAACAACGAATATCTGTTGTGCTTCATATGTAGCAGGAAAATCGTCTAAATCTGTACTTTTTATAAAATCGCCTTGACCGAATACCGCGTATAAATCTCTAAAGTTTTCATTAACCTTTCTAAAAGATTCGCGAATACTGTCACCAGTTCCGTCATTACCTACAACACCAATGTCAATTATTCTTCTAGCCATTTATTAACCTCTTTTAATATTCTGATGGAGCAAAACTTGATCCGCAACCACAAGTAGTTTCTGCATTTGGGTTGTTAATAACGAAGGAAGATCCGTGTATATCTTCCTTGTAATCAACTTCTGCTCCTTGAATGTATTGAAAACTCATGGAGTCGACTAATACTTTAACACCATGAGATTCTATAGAAAAATCGTCTTCATTTTCTATTTCATCTAATGTAAATCCATATTGAAAACCAGAACATCCTCCACCTTGAACAAACATTCTAAGTTTTAGATCTGGATTTCCTTCTTCTTCGCACACTTCTTTAATTTTGTTAGCAGCAGATTCTGAAATTATCAGCATACAATCCTCTTTGATACAATATTTATCAAAGGATTTTATAATCCGAATGTAAATAAATTATGTTCATTCGCGAAGAAAAATTAGAGGAAGTTTACTATCGCATTAGTAAATCGGGCATTCAACACAAATATACACGTACAAGAACCAATGTTGTGTTTACTTGTGATAATTGCGGTTGTAATTTTTCTAGGCCAAAAGGTGATGTTAGTCCAAAGAGATTAAGTAACAATTATTTTCATTGCTGCAACAATTGTGACAGTAAAAGATTTGCTCAAAAAAAGGGTGTTGAGCGTAGATTTATTTGGGACTTACCTGCTAGTAGTACATTGCCTATAAACAGATTTTAATTTATACGTGTTTTAATTCACTAAATAACTCACAAGGAGATTTCTATGGAAATTATTATTGCTATCGCACTTATCGCTGCAATGGTTTATGTTGGATACCGAGTCTTGAACAAAGAAGATTCGGATGGAAAACATCCATTAGATGCTGCTACAAAAGCACCTTATAAAGTTGAACCACCACATACAACAACTAAAGTAGATGGAATTGGTCATGAGAGTATTCCAGTGATGCCAACATTAACTAATGTTTTAGATGTTAATGGTGATGGAAAAGTAAATTTAGAAGATGCTAAAGAAGCAGTGAAAAAGACCAAGAAAAAGGTCAAAGAAGTAACAGAAGAAGTAGTGGAAAAAGTTAAAAAACCACGCGGCAGAAAACCAAAAGCAGAATAAAAAAGGGCTCTTCGGAGCCCTTTTATTTTAATAAACTTTGTTCGTATAATGCAAAACTAGCTAAATTTTTAGCTTTTGATTCGCACATAATATCAAATTGATCATTAAAACTCAATGCCCATTGATTAACTGCGGTGTTCCAATAGAAATCACTATGTGCTCTAAGTTTTTGTTTTTTGTGTCCTACTAATAGTAATTGTGTATGATCCGGCAGCGTGTCTACACAATGCTTAATAAGTATGTCCTCGCGGCTAACACTATAATGACAGACAGGACGCACCCCGCGCCAGCTATCAATAACACGTTTAACCCTATCGTCATTAGGTTGGATATACTCTCCTTCACGGATCCAGTGGTGATGTATATCCATAACAATAGGCACAAGGTCGCCAATAAGTAAGCAGTCGTTAAGTCCATAACTTATTTCTTCATTTTCAATTGTGAGTGTGTTACGTGCTTCAGGGCTAAGACGTTGATAGGCAGCACGAACACCATCAGGTCCTTGCCTACCAGATATATGTACATTAATTTTAAAATCTTGGAAAGTTCGACCATAGCCCATCCAGCGAGCCATGTCTACATGGTATTCAAACTCGTCGATGCTACGGGAGACAATATCTGGATCACTGCTTGCCAGAACGCAAAATTGGCCTGGATGAAAAGATAGACGCACGTCACGGCTACGAGCCAACTCACCCACTTGGCTAAACTGTGATTCACAGTAAGCCCTAACGTCACTGCGACGCCAAAAATAACTCCAAGTCCGCTCAGTGTATACTGGTAAAATGTCAGAACTGATACGAACCATTCTAAGTCGTTCATTTAAATCCCCCACTCGTTCAACGAGTAATCTAGTTGCTTCAATATTTTGGACCATGAGGTCCCATAGTTTTTGTTCTGCGACTTCTTTAGATTGCCGATTTAGCCAAGCCACAGTAGTAGCACCCGTGTTGTATTTTTTACAGTCGTCTTTGGGTTTAATTCCATCCACTTGATGAGGATGGTCGATCCATTTGCAAGCAAAGCCTATACGTTTAGTCATATGTATATTATAAACACATCAGCGCCAGTTGTCAACGATAATTGGATCTTGTACGTCCGAAGGTTTTGGTTCACCGTGGAACACTAACACTTTAGTTCTAGGATCAATTTTTGGATTTTCGATTGATCTAAAAATACGTTTATTTTCTAATCTTATAACATCTGTTTTGTTTCTTATTTCCCATTTGTAACTTTGTATCCATTCGTCTGGCCAGAAACAAAAATTAGTTTTAATTTGACTAAAAATCCAGTCTTGATCTCCGTGCATTCTTTTTACAACATCTTTTTCTTTTAAAAAGTTTTCCCAGACATACGAGTGACTACCTTTTTCTAGTTTAAAGATACTGCTGTTAAATTTGTTCCAATTTTTTACAGTACTACGATTGAAATCCCTTATAATACAAAATTGACCATTGTTGTAGTTCCATAAGTCATCAATCGAGTTTATAACTACAACATCTAGATCAAAGAAAAGAATGGAACCAGAAAGAGGTAGTTCATTGCTGAACACCCAGGTTTTGTACCACCAACCTGACAAAGTCACATGAATAGGAATAGGAATAATTTTAATTTTATCATTCAGTCCACTAGGATTTTCAGTAATGCAGGCAAAGTTAAAAGGAATAGTGCTATTTCTTTTAACCATGTTGTACAATTTGTTTACATAATCAGAGCTGTATTTTTCTCCATGCTTTAAACATACCAGCCATTTATCCATTAACTGCCTCGTAAACTTTTTTTATACTTTCTAATAGATCTCTTAATTCGTTTAATGGTATCATATTAGGGCCATCACTTGGTGCAGAATTTGGATTCTCATGTGTTTCTATAAAAACTGCATTTACACAACCAGTGGCTACAGCCGCCCTCGCCAAGTATGGGACCATTGATCTATCTCCACCTGAGCTTGTTCCCATTCCTCCAGGCTGTTGTACACTGTGAGTACAATCAAAGACCACGGGATAACCAGAACGTTCCATAATAGGTAGACTACGCATGTCAACCACAAGATTATTGTATCCATGTGTTACTCCTCTTTCACATAACATAATACGATTATTACCAGTACTGGCAATTTTTTCAGCAGCTTTACTGATATCGTTCGGAGCCATAAATTGGCCTTTTTTAATATTAACAGCAAGGCCTGTTTCTCCTGCTGCTAATAATAAGTCTGTCTGTCTAGATAGAAAAGCTGGAATTTGTAAAACATCAATATTAGCTTCTTTACAGAGTACGGCTTGTTCAGGATGATGAATATCTGTAAGTGTAGCAACATTTAAATTTTGTTTCACTCCAAACATAACATCAAGGCCTTCTTTGATACCTGGACCTCTTTTAGTGCTTATACTAGTTCTATTAGCTTTATCAAAACTGCTCTTATAGATAAAGTTCATACCTAATCTATCTGTAATTTCTTTTACAGTTTCGGCTATCATCAAGGCATGTTGTAGTGATTCAATTTGACACGGACCAGCAATAACAGTTAATGGTTGGCCTTTACCTATTTTAAAGTTCTTAATTGTAATCACACAAATAAATCCTCATTCCATTCTCTATGGCCTTCTCTAAAAGCCATATTGCTCTGTGTTTCGCGCACTTCTACTCGATAACACCAAAGACGTTCTGCTTCGCCTGGACCCCACATTTCTGGAATGTAAACACCATTAACATACTTGTACAGCATGTCAGCAAGACCTTCGCAGCCTAATCGAGGCAGCACAACAATCTTGGCCATGTTGCGTTCTTTCAGAAGTTGGAATGTTTCCATTTCTGGATCATCTTGTGCTACAATTAATGTGTGATCAAATTGATCTTCTAGAATTTTTTTAAGTTCTTTGAGACCGCCATAGTCAGCTGCCCAATTACGCACATCTAAATCGTCTGTGCCAAAGTAAAACTTCATGCTAAATGAATAGCCATGAATTAGATTACAATGACTATCCGCACGCCATTGTCGATAGGCACATGGAAATGCGTCGTGATATTCTTTGGTACTGGTATATTTGTAAGTTCTATTACGAGCAAATGCTCTTCGAATAGTTTCAAGGTGAGCCGCTGCTTCTTCTGAGCTCATATTGGCTACATCAATATAATGTATTGTTTTGTTTTCTTGCGACATGCTTATTCTCCTATGTTAATTATAGCATAGGCTTGCAGAATTTGTAAAGCGGGAATGAAAGCCAGAAAGGCCGCTATGCGTTATTATATACTTATAATTTTGTTATTGTCAAGTTCTTAATATTCTTCCACTGTTCTGGAATTCTCCAACCTTCCGGTTGTAATTGTTCAAACTCGATATTAGAGTAATGATCAAATAATTTTTTAAGTTGATAAATCCAAAAATCTGGAGCGACTCTTCTATCATGAGGGCCTGCATAATTTGCAGTTCCTTTATAGATATTATTGATAAAACTAGTTTTACTCCAAAGGTCAAATCCTAGTAGTATTATTTTTTTTGGATTTTTTAAACAAGCAAGCAGAACTGCATAAGGTCCGCTATTCCAATGAAACGGTTGATCTACTTTATTAACACCGGTAAAAGGTAATATAGGTAAAGATTTTACTTGTTGAGTAAGTTTATAATTATCAAACCAATCTTCCCTAGTGTAAATTGTTTTATCTTTGTTAGCTTCGTTTCTTAATATTTCGTCAACCATTCTTCGGTCAACCGCAACATATTCATCACAAGTGTGATCTCTATGTACTGCATTACACCCTATAGTGTGATCTTTA